CTAAGGGCCAGTTTGAGCCATTTCTACCGCCACTTTATCGCCACTCATCGCCAGTGGATTAAGTTTAACAGCATCCTCTAAATGGTCAGGGGCAAAGTGCGCATATCGCATCGTCATTTTTATGTCGGTATGACCAAGCACGCGCTGCAAGACCAGAATATTACCACCATTCATCATAAAATGGCTGGCGAAGGTATGCCGTAAAACGTGGGTAAGTTGCCCGGCCGGTAATTCGATGCCTGTCCTTTCCAGAGCAGACCTAAACGCCCCATAACAATCACTAAACAGTCGGCCTTTTTTGTCTTCAGGTAGGGAGTCATAAAGCTCTTTACTGATGGGAACTGTGCGGTTTTTTCTGCCTTTTGTGTTGGTGTACGTGATTTTGTATTTCGCGAGCTGGCTTTTTTTCAGGCTCTCAGCTTCTGACCATCGGGCGCCAGTGGCGAGACAGATTCTCACCACTGTTTCTAAATCAGGGTGGTCATGGCGTTTGCACTCTCCGAGCAGTTGCGTAATTTGGTCGTGAGTTAACCAGGCCATTTCCATTTCTTCAGTACGGAAAGGGCGCATATTTTTTAGCGGATTTTCACCCTTCCATTCTCCAAGGCGATTTAACTCATTGAACACCGCGCGGAAGTAAGCGAGTTCAAGATTAAGCGTGCGGGGGGAAACCTCTTTAACCCTATTTGACCGGGCATGCTCACCCTTTAGCCGCTTTTCCCGGTAGCGGGAAAACATCTGGGCATCGAAATCGCGTGCGAGTGGTTCGCCCATACACTCAAAGGCATGGTGCATAGCTAGCTGACGCTTTAGTCCGTCTCTCAGGGTAATGCCATGAGCGCTATACCATGCGTCGACCAATTCTTTTAGCGTTCGCCTGTCTTCCTTTTCCTCCTGCCACGGATTTTGTACGGTGTATTGTTCAAAGGCCAGCGCCTCACCTTTGGTGGCGAATTTTTTTCTGATGCGTTTGCCTTTTGCCCCGTTAGGATAAAGCTCGCAAATCCAACCTCCAGCAGGGTTTTTACGGACAGTCATCAATTAACCTCGCTGTACACACCTACCACTCTACCAAGCGTCTTTATGTCATCAATGCCGCACTCAAAAGGAACCTTTCCACCAGTAACGTGCAATTTTCTACCCGGGAGTTTTGTTAGCTCTCGAATACTAATTCCACCCTCTATGTCGACCAGCCAAAGGCCATCAGAGAGTGAGGCCTGCTTATCAATGAAATGGAGTTTTCCTTCTGTTCTTATAGCCATCGCATCTGTAAGCGGCTTTGTGAAAAAATGAGCGTCGACTGTAATAGAACCATCACTTTTGAGTATTTCTTCACTTAATGTGAATGACTCAATGCTCATTGTGTCCTCGGCTGACGCAGAAGATGTGAACGGTTGCCCTTCTCCTGTAAGTAACCACTGCAGATTGGCCCCTGTTTCAAGAGCGCAGTGTGCCGCAAAGTCATACGAAATAGCGCCTCGGGTATATCTGTTAGAGAGGGAGCTCGATGCAATATCGAAATGGTTAGCTAGCTGAATTTTCTGTGAAAACCCGTAAGCCTCGCAGATGCGATCCAGTACATCAACGTTGCTCCATCCTAAAGAATCTATTCTCATATCGACAAAACCTATTTACTACTTCTCAATTGGGAAGTATATTTTGGCTAAACCTACGCAATTGATGGCCCTATGTTGGCAAACGGTGGCCCTTTAATTGCAATCTTTGGCAAATAGGGAATCATGCAACATGGCTTCTGAAATCGCAATCATCAAAGTGCCTGCACCCATCGTCACCCTGCAACAGTTTGCAGAACTTGAGGGGGTGTCATATCGCACCGCGCGCCGCTGGACTACCGGAGATAACCCGCGTTTACCTATCGAACCTCGCGTTATCCGTAAGGGCTGTAAACGTGCTGGCGGTCAAGTTCGTATCTACTACGCCCGCTGGAAAGAGGAACAAATGCGTAAGGCATTGGGCCATTCCCGTTTTCAACTCGTTATTGGTGCGTAATTCACTTTATGTGAATTTTGAGGGCTCAACATGTTTGATTTTCAGATTTCCAAACATCCCCACTATGACGAAGCGTGCCGGGCTTTTGCGCAGCGTCACAACATGGCGAAGCTGGCCGAGCGTGCGGGTATGAATGTTCAGACGTTACGTAACAAGCTTAACCCGGAACAGCCTCACCAGTTCACGCCGCCTGAATTGTGGCTGCTGACTGACCTGACCGAAGATTCAACCCTCGTTGATGGTTTTCTGGCGCAGATTCATTGCCTGCCATGCGTGCCAGTTAATGAGCTGGCAAAAGACAAATTGCAGTCTTATGTCATGCGCGCAATGAGTGAGCTCGGCGAGCTGGCGAGCGGTGCGGTCTCTGATGAGAACCTGACCTCAGCCCGTAAGCACAACATGATTGAGAGCGTTAACGCTGGTATTCGTATGTTGTCATTGTCAGCGCTGGCGTTGCATGCGCGTCTGCAGACTAATCCCGCCATGTCGAGTGTGGTCGATACCATGAGCGGTATTGGCGCATCCTTCGGGCTGATTTGAGGTGCGTATGCTGAAAAGTGAACCATCATTCGCGTCTCTGCTCGTTAAGCAAAGCCCCGGCATGCACTACGGCCACGGCTGGATCGCAGGTAAGGACGGCAAGCGCTGGCACCCGAGCCGCTCACAGGCTGATTTACTGGCTGGGCTCTCTACTCAAAAGCAGGGGGAATCATGGCTATCGAAGCTGTTTCCGCGACTGTTCCGCTAAAAGCGGGTGAACGTCTGGCCGGTCTCAATCATGTGGCTGAATTGCGCGCGAGATATTGGGGCGATAGCTGGAAAGAGGTTGAGCGTTTTGTCGATGATATGCGCGATAAACGTGACCCACAATTTGAAGAAAATAATCGGGCGCTGGCCGCTATTTTCTTTCTGGCAAAAATACCGGCGGCTCGTCATGAGCTCGAATTAAGTGAGCTGACTACTGACGAGAAAAAGGCGCTTATTACAGCGATGAATCATTTTCGTGCAGTGGTGAGTTTATTTCCCAAACGGCTAACTATGCCGAATTAATCCAAACAGAAATTTAATGGCGTAAACCCGCCGGGCTTCTTATTGCCCGAAATCAGGAGAGTTAATTATGCGTAATACCGAAATCCGTAGTTTTAACACCGATAGCGATGCGCTGGCCGTATTGCTGACCGATGCAAAAAAAGAGGAGCGTAAAGACCGCGCGCTCGCTGTTTCAATCCGTCTTGAGGCACTGGCGATACATATCACCAAAGAGGGGATGAGCGGTACCGAAGCCGCCGAACTGCTGCGCCGTGAAGCCACTCGCTTTGAGAATGAATCACAGGAGCTGCACTAATGGCCGACGCAATGGATTTAGCACAACTGCGCGAGCAGGAAGACAGCGAACGCCACATCAGCAACGCGCGTAGCCGTATCGCTGCACCTTCCCGTTTTCTCTGCGAAGAATGTGACGCACCAATCCCGGAAGCTCGCCGCATTGCGATTCCGGGTGTGGCCTTTTGCGTGACCTGTCAGGAGGTCACCGAATTGAAATCTAAACATTATCGGGGGGTATGACTTGGCGGTTCAATTCGCTTACCCGTGGAATGCTCCACGGTCGGCAATAGCCAGCCCATATCTTACCTATGACCAACAGCATCGCCGCGACCGTATGTTCGCGGCTTTGCTGCATGCGCGAAAGGTGCTTTCACTGCAGCCAGAATGCGTACGTTTTGATGCTTATCGCACCGCTGCGGTGCTGGAGCAAAATCAGGGCAGTCAACGAGCCAATGCCTTTTTAATCAGCTTTTGCAAAAAGGCATTGCCACGTCTTGAACTGGTCGCAAAAAAATACGAGTGCGTGGGTATCGACAGTAAGGTATCAGCCGCTGTTTTCGGTTGTCATTTCGATACTGAAATCATGCAATATCTGGCGTCACGCATGGTCAATATGGTTGCCAGATACAACTGCCTCCCTGATATGTCGCGTGCCGATATTGACTTGCTGGCCGCTGATATCGCTAATTTCATTCGCGCTGAACTGGCTGACAATGATGACGACGGGGTTAGCGAGCTTAGAACGCTGCATACCTGGTATATGCGCGCCGGTTTTATTTCAAGGCAATTTAACGTTACCCCGCCGCATTGGGAGCGCGTGACAAAAAAGTATGTCGGTCAGGATGAGATCGCACCGGCAGTAATGCGCATGTTCAATGAGGTTTGGTGGCGTGGCCGTCTGCGACGCATTGCGGCGTCATGGCGCGAACATCTGCAAATTGCAGTCGGCAACGTCAGCAAGAAACGGCACGCCTACGCGAGTAAAAACTGCGTGACAGACTGGCGTGAGCAAAAGCGCCGCACGCGTGAATTTCTCAAGGGGCTGGATCTCGAAGACGAAGACGGTAACCGCATCAGCTTGATTGAAAAATACGACGGTTCTGTCGCTAACCCTGCGATACGCCGTTGCGAGCTGATGACCCGCATCCGTGGGTTTGAAAATATCTGCAATGAGCTCGGTTATGTCGGGGAGTTTTACACCCTGACCGCGCCGTCTAAATATCACGCCACCACAAAAGCAGGCTACCGTAACAGCAAATGGAACGGAGCCAGCCCGTCGGACACACAAAGTTATCTCACCGGACTTTGGGCGCGCATTCGCGCCAAACTACACCGGGAAGAAATCCGTATTTTCGGCATACGTGTTGCCGAGCCTCATCACGACGGCACGCCGCACTGGCACATGCTTATGTTTATGTTGCCGGAGGACGTTGAGCGCGTGCGGCTCATCATTCGTGATTATGCGTCGGATGAAGACCACCACGAATTGAGAAGCGACAAAGCCAAAAAAGCGCGCTTTCATGCCGAAGCCATCGACCCGGAAAAGGGCAGCGCTACCGGCTATGTTGCTAAATACATTTCAAAAAACATCGATGGCTATGCTCTCGATGGTGAAACCGATGACGAAAGCGGTGAGCTGCTGAAAGAGACAGCGCCCGCCGTTTCAGCATGGGCGGCGCGCTGGCACATCCGTCAGTTTCAGTTTATCGGCGGTGCGCCGGTGACGGTCTACCGTGAGTTGCGTCGTCTCGCTGATACAGAGACTGCGCACGGTCTGAGTGTTGAGTTTGCTGCCGTCCATGATGCCGCCGACGCCGGTGATTGGGCTGGTTACGTTAATGCGCAGGGTGGCCCGTTTGTCCGTCGCGATGATTTACAGGTGCGCACGCTGTATGAGCCGCGCCCCGAGTTTAACCAGTACGGTGAGGAAACCGTGTGCATTCGTGGCGTCTACGACTCTGCTCTCGGCACTGGCACCCCGATTTTAACCCGGTTAACGCAGTGGAAAATTGTGCCGAAGCGTGCCGTTGATTTGGCCGTTGACGTTAAGGGCGCTCCTGCGCCCTCTCGGAGTTCTGTCAATAACTGTACGGGAAGCGAAAGCGATCCACCGGTACTGGATTTGACAAAGCCCCTGAGTCGACGCGAAAGACGAGAGCTAACCAACCGACTCAGGAAGCAAAAGCCAGCAATACGGCGAAAATTCATCCACGGAACGGATGAGCAAAACGCAGCTATAGCTAAAACTATCGACGAGATACAACTGACAACCGGCATTACAATCGGCCGGGGCGAAGCCCTGCACCTGATGGCCGGTGGTAAAAGTTGTTTTGATGGCAAATGGCTACGCGGAACGTCTAAAGGAGAAATATTTTCCGCAGCCCCATCGCATCAGGCTAAAGCCCGGAAAATCCTTAATCGTGTTGCGGCTTTAGCTGAACTGGCAACGAAAATGTAACCGCTAATATTCATCCATATCATGTACATACAGTGTATTTAACTGTGATTTTTTTCTTCACACCTTTTGCCAATACGTGCTACTGTATGTTTATACAGTATCTCGTTATGGAGGTTGTGTGGATAGAGAGTTGAGAGAGCACGTCATGATAGAGCGTGTCGAAATGATTGCGCGTCTGACGACTGAGGGGACTTGTCAGGAGCGAGACCGAGAAATTGCCTTAAATTTGATTGCGGAAATAGCAAAAGGCAACCTAATGAAAAACAATAATTTTTCTGTTGTTTTTTCCGCTCCGCCTGTCAATGAGACTTTTGCAAAGGAGAGCAAGGTGAAGGTAAATATCACGTTAGATAAAGACCAAAAAATAGGACAGCCGATAATTGATGCTTTTCAATGCGAATTGACCAGGCGAATACAGTCTGTTTTTCCGTCAACGCGCGTTACGGTTAAAAAGGGATCCATGACCGGGGTCGAGTTGATGGGGTTCGATAAAGATTCAGACCGCGAAGCGTTGGATAGCATCCTTCAGGAAGTGTGGGAAGATGAGAGCTGGCGTTAATACCTGAAAAATGTGCAACCCTCGACCCCATGTTTGATAGCATGGGGTTGTTTTTTATGGGATTACACACAAAGGAAAATCATGGATACTGTAATAGCATTTTTATCTCTGGCTCTCTTTATTGCTTTTATCGTCGGGTTAATCAAGCCGTCGCTAGTTCGAATGCCGAACCGTAAGCGCTCCAGTGCGGTTTATCTCGGTGGTTGTCTGGCGCTGGGCGTTATTGGCTCAATCTTATGGCCGACTGAAAAAAGTCAGCCAGTGGCAAAAACTGACGTACCGGCGGTTAAAGTGGAACCGGCTACGCCAGCGTTTGAGTACGCAGATAAAACCCTCAAAGAATATCGCAACGAGCCAAAAGAAACCCGGCACGATATCGTTAAAAGCTATGTTGGCTTCAAAGGTGTATCGGCCAGCTCTGCTGATGCCTTTTATGCCTGTATGAGCGAGTACACTTTTACTAAAGATGATGCGTTAAAGCTCGGTGATGTGTTGGGGTGGTGTTTCAACGACTTCGAGAAGGATCCACTATCTCTGAATAATAAAATCAACCTTGACGCATTTCAGGGTAATTTTAGCGGTTGGGATGGCTCTTATCGCCCGTTAGAGAAGCTGATAAAAGCCAGTATGAATGATGATTCCTCTTATAAACATGTTTCAACGGTCTACCATCTGATTTTGAATAAAGACCCGCATGCCGTTGTAAAAACAACTTTTCGCGGCACTAATGCTTATGGTGGCGTGGTCAAACAGACCGTAGCGGCACGCGTCAACGTGCGAACGGGCGAGGTCGATTCAATACTCGACAATTAAATATGACAAACGCCGCCGGTGCTGAAACTCGCTTTCAGTGCTGGCGGGGTTGAACAACGAGCCCCGCGAGGCGTTAGCTGGTTACCTTTTGTGCCATTTACAACACGCCTGCCATCTATTGGCTGTCTGCTATTCCCTGCTTATCCTGACCTTGCTTAGACAATTTCAATCCGATTTAAAATGACTAACCGAGGTATGCACTATGTTGCGTCTTGTTAATTCAGATGTTGTTGATAATAAATGGCTGAGAAAGTGGGCGCAGCATATGACATGCCTCGCAGCCGGTAATGACCTGAGCTCTCGGGAAGTTAATAAGTTCACTGACAGCCTGGTAAATCAGACGACTGCTGTAGAGCTTGGCGTAGTTGTCAAAGAGCTGCTCAACCATATTCGAATGACAAGATAGAGGATAAAAATGTTATCGCTTGTTTATGATAATCCGTGGACGACGGTTTTTCTGCTGATTGTTGCCAGTTGTTGCCTCAACAGTATTATTGGCGCATTGCGCGGCCAGTAATTGCGATAAAACCAGACCCAAACCGGCACCCTGAATGTCGGTTTTTTTATGCCATTTTCCCGTGGTTTCCCATTTTTTTAGCCGTGCATGCAACAGGTGCATGGTTTTGCATGCGCTGGGGTTGCCCGTTCTGGCCGTGCGTCGCCAGAGCTGGCGCGGATCCAGAGTGGTCATGCAACTGCATTAAAACCGACCCATAAAGCGGGCAGGCGTGGCGGGGAAAGCATTGCGCGCCAGAGGTGGTGCGGAATAATAAAAATTATCGTCTGAGCGCCTCGTAATGGCGCTATCGTGGTTGCTGTTGCTTCGTTGGTGGTCGTGTGTGTTCGTGCGCGTGTGGCGCGTCTGAGGCGTGATGGTGGCGGGGTATGAAAAAGCCGCCATGCTGGCGGCTTGAGGGGGTTATTCCGGGTTGTCGAGGGTGTACTCTTTGAACCTGATGACCTCCATGCCGAGCCAGTCGTTTACCTCCCTGAACCTGTCCTGTAGCGGCGACAGCTCATTGCGCACAAATACCTTTGCCACCTTCTCAACGTCACCGAGTGAGCCGATATTCTCGGGCTTGCCGCCCATTAGCTGGAACGGTACGCGGTGCGCATCCATCAGGTCGGCGGCACTGGCTTTCTTGATGTTGAAAAAGTCATCCTTTGTGGCGACCTCGCTCAGTGGCACGATTTTGATGCCGTCCGGTTTTCCGCCGGGGGCGTAGAAAAACAGGTTCTTAAAGTTGCCGAGCCCTTTCGAGTTACGCATCGCCTCGCGTAGCGATTCGACGTCGGTCGCGCTCTGCGCCGGGTCGGTCACATACATGATGTAACCCGCGTGCGCACCGTTCTGGTAATACTTGCGGCGGAACAGCGTTGCGGATTCATTCAGCCAGGCAGAATTAAGCGCGCTGAGATATTCCGGCAGGCCGTAAATCTCCTGATTAATGTCAGGCTCTAGCAGATGAAACACGGTATCAGGGGCGAACTCATGCGGCTGAGTGAAGTTTTCCACAAACCAGAAAATTGAATCATCGACCCCACGGCGGGTGTATTTTGCTGGTGATGTCAGCAACTTGATTAACTGGCCGGTGACGCTGTGGCGCTGCTCAAGAAAGGCGTTGCCGAAGACCAGATAGTCGAGCGCAAAACGGCTGAAATCCTGACGGGATAACAGCGGGTGCGGAATGTAGGTGCTCGCGAGTACGTTGCGTTTAACGTAAATCGGTGAGCTGTGATGTACGGCAGAGCGCAGGCTCTTTGCCAGCCCGGAAAAGCTGACCGGCGGCTCGTACCATTTGCCGTTACTGATGCACTCGACGTAATCCAGAATATCGCGCTTATCGAGCACCGGAACTGGCTCACCGAAGGTGAACGCTTCCATTTTTTGCGGTGCGCTGGCTTTCAGTTGCTGTGGTGCGCGTGTTTTCTGCGCGGCGGCTTTGCGGGATTTTTGCTTACCCATTAGTTGAACTCCAGAATAGATTTAGGCTGCATGCCGCTACCGGCAGAAAGCGGTTCGTTTAACAGGGCGTGCATGGTCGCCCATGCGATATCGGCGTGACTGGCTTCCTCGGTGCGGCTGGCCTCATAAGTTGCGCTGCGCCCGCTGCTGGTCATGGTTTTGCGAATCGACATAAACGACTGCGTGACGTCGGTTGCCCCGGCGTCGTACTCCAGACAGCCGCGGCGAATAGTGTCTTTTGCCTTGAGCACCATGGCGGTTTTCATTTCAGGTGTGTAACGGATGCCGCGTGCCGCCGGGTAGAATGAGCGCACCAACTGGAATACGCCGAGGCCGAGGCCGGTTGCGTCAATTCCGATGTATTCGACGTTGTATTTCTCGGTCAGCTTGCGGATGCCCTCTGCCTGTGCGGCAAAGTCCATGCCCTTCCACTGGTGGCGCTCCAGCATGCGGAACTTGCCACCCGAGACCACCGGCGGCGCGAGCACGACACACCCGGCACTGTCGCCAGTGTGTGACGGGTCGTAGCCAATCCAGACCGGGCGAGAGCCGAAAGGATGGTCGGCGAACGGGGCAAAATCCTCCCATTCTTCCATCACATCGACCATGCAGCGCTGCAGCTCCTCGAACGGGAATACCGATGCCTTATCGTCGACAAACTCGCACATAAACAGGTTTTTAAAATCATCATCACTGTTTTCGCGTTTGAGCTGGTCGAGGTCGAACAGGGTGCAGCCCCCGGCAAGGGCGTCCTCAATGGTGACAATCTGCCGCCACTGGCCATCATCGCAGAGCTGACCACCGGCGAGTGCGCGGTGACTGATGTCGATTTCGATGCGGTCAGCGGCACTGGCGCGCCCCTTGTTGAACAGCTCACCCGACCAGAAGGGGTAAGCCCCGTGCGCCAGCGTTGAGGGCGTCGAAAAGTAGGTTGAGCGCAGGTGCTTCTGCGATGCCATGCCCGAGGCGACTTTGCGCAGTTTCTGAAAGTTCGGGATCCAGAATATTTCATCGACATACAGGTCGCCGTTATGGCTCTGCGCGGTGTTGGAATTGGTACCGAGAAAAATCAGTTTTGCGCCGTTGTTACCGATGACAATCGGGTCGCCGGTCAGGTCGACGTCGACCAGTCGCGCAAACTGGATGATGTATTCGCGGAACACATAAGCCTGCGTTTTACTGGCTGACAGAAATATCTGGTTATGGCCGGTTTTGAGCGCGCGCAGCAGCGCCTCGCGGGAGAAATAGAACGTCGCGCCAATCTGGCGGGATTTGAGAATGTCGCGAATACGGTGCGCCAGTCCTGCGCGGTACCACTGCAACTGGTACTCGAAAGACTGGTCGAAAAATAGCTCCTCCAGTTTCTCGATAGCCTCGTCGCTGAAAAAATTCTTTTTCGGCTTTTTGCGCTCCCCTTTGTTGCGGTTGGCGACGTTGGGGTTAAGGTCGGCCTCGTTGCCGGTCTGGCTGTAGCGGTTGACGCGCGCCAGCCGTTCAATCTGCCGTCCGAGCAGGTCAATCTCTTTGAAATCGCCGCCTGTCTTTTGCGGCTTGGCGATGAGCTGAATCAGCCTGGCCTCAAGGCTGCTTTCAACGCGGGAAATCGGCGCGATGCCGTCCCAGCCGTCGCGCTGCTTCCAGCTCTGCACGGTCGGGCGCTTGACCTGCAGCATTTCGGCAATTTGTGGCACGGAAAACCCCTGCCAGTAAAGCAGCGATGCCTGTCGTCGCGGGTCATGCAACAAGGTTGTATCGGTGGAAATGGTCATTGATGCCTCGCCGTAGTGGATTCAGGGCAAGGCTACTTAATGGCCGTCAGTGATTCGCTAAGGTGCTGTTGTGTGGGCGATTGTCCAGCCGTCGTTAGTGGTCTGGTGTGCCCGGAGTCTGGAAACTGGCGTTGACCAGTAACCCTAACCTCAGGACTCCTGACAATGGCAAAAAAAGTCTCAAAATTCTTTCGCATCGGCGTCGAGGGTGATACCTGCGACGGGCGCATTATCAGCGCCAGTGATATTCAGGAAATGGCCGACACGTTTGACCCGCGCGTCTACGGTTGCCGCATCAATCTTGAGCACATCAAAAGCGTGTTTCCTGATAGCCCGTTCAAACGCTATGGTGATGTGGTCGAACTGAAAGCGGAGAAAATCGAAGATGACTCCGCGCTTAACGGAAAGCTGGCACTGTTCGCAAAAATCAGCCCATCCGACGATTTAGTCGCAATGAATAAGGCACTCCAGAAGGTTTATACCTCAATGGAAATCGCGCCGAATTTCAGCAACAGCGGCAAATGCTATCTCGTTGGTCTGGCTGTGACCGATGACCCGGCAAGCCTCGGCACCGAATACCTCGAATTCTGTCGCAATGCAAAACACAACCCGCTTAACCGCTTTAAGGCTAACCCTGAAAACCTGATTTCAGCGGCAACGCTTGCAGAGCTTGAGTTTGAAGACCAGCCGGAAACGGTATTCACCGCCCTGACTGACAAGGTGAAAGCCATTTTCAGCCGTAAGCAGGTCAGCGACGATGCGCGCATGAATGATGTGCATGAGGCGGTGACCGCCGTCAGCGAGCATGTGCAGACCAACCTCACTGCGCAGGATAAGCGTCTTTCCGATATGGAAACCGCGCTTGCCACCTTCAAACAGGAACTGACCGGCAAGGTTGAAGAAACCAGCCAGGCATTTTCCGCCCTGAAAACCACCCTCGATAAAACCGAAAGTTTCAGCCAGCCGCGACGCACGAAAGCCAGCGGCGGTGGTGGCGATGAGCTGCTGACCGACTGCTGATAAGCCGCAAACCCGAAACCGGGCGGCAACCCCGCCCGATGCAGTGACTAACCGATAATTTCAAACAGGAAATACTATGCGCCCGGAAACCCGTTTTAAGTTCAATGCCTATCTGACCCGCGTCGCTGAGCTGAACGGCATCAGCACTGATGATGTCAGTAAAAAATTCACCGTCGAGCCGTCCGTCACGCAAACGCTGATGAACAAAGTGCAGGAGTCATCCGCGTTTCTGCAGACGATTAATATCCTGCCGGTCGCAGAAATGAAGGGTGAGAAAATCGGCGTTGGTGTGACCGGTACTATCGCCAGCACGACCGACACCTCGGGTGATGATGAGCGTAAGACCGCAGACTTTACCGCGCTTGAGTCCAACAAGTACGAGTGCGACCAGATTAACTTTGACTTCCACCTGAAATATAAAACCCTCGACCTGTGGGCGCGTTTTCAGGACTTCCAGCGCCGTATCCGTGACGCCATCGTCAAGCGTCAGGCGCTCGATTTCATCATGGCCGGTTTTAACGGTACCACCCGCGCCGCCACCTCTGACCGCACCAAAAATCCGATGCTGCAGGATGTGGCCGTCGGCTGGTTGCAGAAATACCGCAATGAAGCCCCGACGCGCGTGATGAGCAACATCACCGACGCTGACGGTAAGGTCGTTTCAGCAGTGATTCGTGTCGGTCGAAACGGTGATTATGAGAACCTCGACGCGCTGGTGATGGATGCGACCAACAACCTGATTGACGAGGTTTATCAGGATGACCCGAAACTCGTTGCCATCGTTGGCCGTAAGCTGCTGGCCGACAAATATTTCCCGCTGGTGAACAAGCCGCAGGAAAACAGCGAAGCGCTCGCGGCAGATATCATCATCAGCCAGAAGCGAATCGGCAACCTGCCTGCTGTGCGTGTGCCGTACTTCCCGGCGAATGCCGTGTTAGTGACCACGCTGGAAAACCTCTCTATCTATTTCATGGATGAGAGCCACCGCCGCAGCATTGATGAAAACCCGAAAAAAGACCGTGTGGAAAACTACGAGTCGATGAATATCGACTATGTGGTCGAGGCGTATGCCGCCGGGTGCCTGCTGGAAAACATCACCCTGGGCGATTTCACCGCACCTGCAGCACCGGAAAGCGGAGCCTAAACCATGACGAGCCCCGCACAGCGTCACATGATGCGGGTCTCGGCCTCTCAAGCCGCGCAGCGGGAGCAAGCCCCGCTGCGCCATGCAACCGCCTATGAGCAGATGCTGGTTAAGCTGGCCGATGACCGCCGCACGTTAAAAAACATCCGTTCAAACGAACGTAAAGCCGAGAAAAAGCGCGAGCTGCTGCCGTTCTATGCGCCGTGGGTCGCCGGTGTGCTGGCTGATGGCCGTGGTGCGCAGGATGACATTGTCATGACCGTCATGCTGTGGCGTCTCGATGCCGGTGATATCGCTGGCGCGCTGGAAATTGCCCCGTACGCGCTGAAATACGGCCTCACCTCTGACCATCGCCGCACAACACCTTACATGCTGGTTGAGGAAGTGGCGCTTGCTGCGCAGCGCCTGCGCGATGCCGGTGAGTCTGTCGACCTTTCCTGGCTGCAGACCACTATCGACCTGACCGACGGCGCTGACGTTCCCGATATGGTGCGCGCCCGTCTGCATAAGGTGACAGGCCTGACCCTGCGTGATGCCGGTATGAATGCAGAGGCGCTGGCGCAGTTTCAGCGCGCGATGCAGCTCGACCGCAATGCCGGTGTGCGCAAGGAGATTGAGCGACTGGAACGGGCATTGAAGCCAAAGCCAGAGGCCGCACCCCGTAAAACGACTAAACCGCGCACGCGCAAACCTGCCAGCAAACCGGCAGCAAAGCGCGGGCGTCCACCAAAGGCGGCAAAAACCGCCGGTTAACTGAACGCTCCCCGAGCCGGGCGGCACGCCGGTCAAAGCAGGCAAAGACCTGACGGCGACCGGCGTCCACCGCCCAACCTGATGAGGTTGTCATGACGACAGTGATACTGAACCAGCCCGATGAACCGCAGGACGTACCGGGCGTGGTGATTCCCGCACCGGAGACGGGCGGTGCAGTGATTAAAAACACGTTCTTTTTCCCTGATGTGGATCCGAAGCGCGTGCGCGAGCTGATGCGCCTTGAGCAGACGGTTTCCGATGCGCGCCTGCGCAATGCCATCAAGACCGGCATGGCCGAGACCAATGCGGAGCTTTACGACTACCGGCTGCGCCAGACTGCCGCCGGGTTTAAGAAACTGGCCGACGTGCCTGCCGAGGAAATCGACGGCGAGAATGTGCGCGTTTTCCACTACCTCAGCGCCGTGACGGCGATGGCGACCGCCACCCTGTATGAGCGTTATCGCGGCGTTGAGGCCACCGGCAAGGGTGACAAAAAAGCCGACAGTGTGGAAACCACCATTGATGACCTGTGGCGGGATATGCGCTGGTCAGTTGCGCGTCTGCAGGACAAGCCGCGCTGCATTGTGGGTCAGCTCTGATGAAAGTCAGGGCAATGCAGGGCGACACCCTCGATGCGATTTGCGCCCGGTATTACGGGCGCACTGAGGGCGTGGTCGAGACGGTGCTGCAGGCTAATCCGGGTCTGTCTGAGCTGGGAGTCATTCTGCCGCATGGTACCGAGATTGACCTGCCCGATGTGCCGTCTTCACCAGTAACTAACACTATCAATCTTTGGGAGTAAACCATGACAGAAGGGGAAAAAGGCGTCCTGTCACTGTTTGTGATTGGCGTGATGATTGTTGTCGGGAAAGTGCTGGCAGGTGGTGAGCCCATCACCCCGCGCCTGTTTGTCGGACGCATGCTGCTCGGCGGTTTCGTTTCGATGGTCGCCGGTGTTGTTCTGGTGCAGTTTCCTGATATGTCACTACCTGCCGTGTGCGGGATTGGATCCATGCTCGGCATTGCCGGTTATCAGGTGGTGGAAATCGCCATACAGCGCCGCTTTAAGTCACAGAAAGGGGAAGACGATGCCGGTCATTAATACTCACCAGAATATCGCCGCCTTTCTGGACATGCTGGCGTATTCCGAAGGAACGGCGAACCATCCGCTGACGAAAAACCGTGGCTATGACGTCATTGTCACCGGCCTTGATGGTAAGCCAGAGATTTTCACCGATTACAGCGACCACCCTTTTGCACATGGCCGACCACCGAAAGTGTTTAATCGCCGTGGCGAGAAATCCACGGCATCGGGGCGTTACCAGCAGCTTTATCTGTTCTGGCCGCACTATAAAAAACAGCTCTCACTACCTGATTTCAGCCCACTGTCGCAGGACAAGCTCGCGATCCAGTTAATCCGTGAGCGTGGCGCTATTGACGATATCCGGGCGGGGCGTATTGAGCGTGCTGTTTCCCGTTGTCGCAATATCTGGGCGTCATTACCGGGTGCCGGTTACGGCCAGCGCGAGCACAGTCTCGAAAAGCTGGTCACTGTCTGGCGCACGGCTGGCGGGGTGGTGGCATGAAAGTCCTGATAACACTGCTTGTGCTGGCCGTGCTCGGGCTGCTGTGGTTGCGTCATGAGAACGGCAATTTATCCCGCTCTTTTGAGGCGGCAAATCGTGTCGCGAGCGAGCAAAAGACGACGATTGGCATGCTGAAAAATCAGCTCAGTGTTGCCGGTCAGCTCGCCCGACGTAATGAATCCGCGCAGGTGGCACTGCGCGAGCAGCTCGCAAAGGCAAGTGCAGAAGCCAGCCGCCGTGAGCAGACGATAACGAGGTTACTTAATGAAAATGAAGCCTTTCGCCGCTGGTATAACGCTGCTCTGCCTGATGTTGTGCGTCGGTTGCACACCCGCCCCGCCTGCGCCAGCGCCGGTGATTGTGGTCAACGGATGCCCGAAGGTGAGCCTTTGCCCGATGCCGGGAAGTGACCCGAAAACAAATGGTGACCTGAGCGCGGATATTCGCCGTCTTGAGGGCGCGCTGACTGCCTGTGCGCTGCAGGTCAAAACCGTCAAACACTGTCAGGATGAACTCGATGCAAAAGCACAAAAGCCTGCGCAAAGCGCTGATTAACGCCGTGCCGCAGCTCCGAAATAACCCCGATATGCTGCGCCTGTTTGCCGACAACGGCCATACCGATTCCCGACTGGCGAGCTCGCTGTCGTTTGAAAAGGTGTACGTGCTTAACGTGGTGGTGACTGACTTCACCGGCGACCTCGACTTGATATTTGTGCCGGTGCAGGCGTGGCTGCGTGAGCATCAGCCGGACATTATGACCACCGACGCCGGGAGGGATAAAGGATTCACCTGGATGATTGATATCAATAACGACGATTCGCTCGATATCAGTATCAGCCTGAGGCTCACCGAACGCACGCTCGTCAAAGAAGTCGACGGCGCACTGCACGTCAGCTATGCGCCGGAGCCGTCGCTGCCTGAACCCGTGACACGCCCGGTCGAGCTGTACGTTAACGGTGAGCTGGTGAGTAAGTGGGATGAATGAGTTAACCGCACTGCAGGAGCGCCTTGCCGGTCTGATTGCCAGCCTGTCACCGGCGGCACGTCGTCAAATGGCGGCTGAGATTGCGAAAAAGCTGCGCGCCAGTCAGCAACAGCGTATTAAGCGGCAGCAGGCACCCGACGGCACCCCGTATGCCGCGCGAAAGCGCCAGCCGGTGCGGAGCAAGAAAGGCCGCATTAAGCGCGAAATGTTCACCAGACTGCGCACCAGTCGCTTTATGAAAGCCAAAGGCAGCGACAGTGCGGCGGTGGTGGAATTTACCGGCAAAGTGCAGCGCATGGCGCAGGTGCATCAGTATGGCCTCAAAGACCGGCCAAACCGCAACAGCCGCGATGTGCAGTACGAGGCGCGCCCGTTGCTCGGTTTCACCCGCGACGATGAGCAGATGATTGAAGACGTCATTCTCAGTCACCTCGGCAAATAAATATTGTGTGAGCCATCACCGGAGCCGCGCGAATTGGCGCGGCTCCAGACCAGAGGCATCCTTGCACTATGAATACGTTATCCACTTTACAGGAGCTCGCGCGCGCAATTCGCAATCTCATCCGCTCAGGTGTGGTGACTGAGGTCGATATTGTGCAGGGGCTGTGCCGCGTACAAAGCGGCGGGATCCAGACTACATGGCTGAACTGGCTGACTACCCGCGCCGGTCGTTCGCGTACATGGTGGGCTCCCTCGGTCGGTGAGCAGGTACTGCTGCTGGCGATTGGTGGCGAGCTTGATACCGCTTTCGTCCTGCCGGGGATTTTCTCAGACGATAACCCCGCCCCGTCTGCCTCGGCGGATGCGTGGCATGTGGTGTTCCCTGATGGCGCGGTTATGGAGTATGAGCCGGAAACCGGTGCGCTGACGGTCAGCGGCATCAAGACTGCCGACGTGACGGCATCGGAGTCCATCACAGCCACCGTGCCGGTGGTGCTGGTCAAAGCGGCAGAACGTATCACCCTCGACACCCCGGAGGTGGTCTGCACCAACAAACTGACGACGGCGACGCTTGAGGTGCAGAAAGGCGGCACCATGCGGGGAAACATCGAACATACAGACGGCACGTTGAAATCAAACGGTGTGCAGGTTGATGACCACGGTCACGGCGGCGTGCAACGGGGCGGGAGCTGGACGGAGGGAACCAAGTGACGGCGCGCTATATGGGGATGAACCGCAATTCCGGCCTCGCTATCCGTGACAGTGAGCATATCAGCCAGAGCATGCGCGACATTCTGCTGACGCCGGTCGGCTCGCGGGTAATGCGTCGTGAATATGGCTCGCTCCTGTCTGCGTTGATTGATATGCCGCAAACCCCGGCGCTAAGGCTGCAAATTATGGTGGCGTGTTATTCGGCTATCCAGAAGTGGGAGCCGCGCATCAGGCTTACATCCATCAGTTTTGAGCGCGGCGACACTGGCGAAATGTATGTCGATATTACCGGGATGCGTACCGATACCGGTGCGTCAGTTTCAACCACTGTTTCACTGAGTTAAATCACTATGGCAACTGTTGATCTGAGTCTGCTACCTGTTCCCGATGTGGTCGAGGAACTGGACTATGAAACTATCCTTGCGGAGCGCATTGCGACGCTGATTTCGCTCTATCCAGAAGACCAGCAGGAAGCCGTTGCCCGGACGCTCGCGCTTGAGTCTGAGCCGGTTGTTAAGCTACTGCAGGAAAACGCCTACCGTGAGGTTATCTGGCGTCAGCGTGTCAATGAGGCTGCGCGCGCAGTCATGCTGGCTTATGCCATAGACAGTGACCTCGATAATATCGGGGCGAATTTCAATGTTGAGCGCCTTGTCGTCACGCCTGCTGACGACACCACTATTCCACCCACCCCGGCAGAGATGGAACTCGACGCCGATTATCGTCTGCGCATACAACAGGCTTTCGAAGGAATGAGCGTGGCAGGCTCTACGGGTGCCTATGAATTTCATGGCCGCAGTGCTGATGGACGTGTCGCTGATATTTCTGTTATCAGCCCATCCCCTGCGTGCGTCACGATATCTGTGCTCTCGCGTGAGAATAACGGCGCGGCATCTGATGAGCTTCTGAGCATTGTGCGCAATGCGCTTAATGCTGAGGATGTGAGGCCGGTCGCTGACCGCGTGACAGTACAATCAGCTCAGATTGTCGATTATCAGATTAGTGCGACGCTTTTTATCTATCCGGGGCCGGAAAGTGAGCCTGTCAGAGCTGCTGCTGAGGCAAAGCTCAAAACCTATATCAGCGCGCAGCACCGGTTAGGGCGGGATATTCGCCTGTCAGCCATCTATGCCGCGTTACATGTTGAGGGGGTGCAGCGTGTCGAGCTGGCGGCGCCAGTGGCTGACATTGTGCTTGATAAAACGCAGGCCTCCTTTTGCACTGACTATCAGATAGTGATTGGTGGCTCGGATGAGTGATGCGCGCCTGTTGCCTGCAGGCTCATCACCTCTTGAGGTGGCTGCTGCCCGTGCCTGCGCCGATATTGAAAATACACCCATTCCGTTACGCCGCCTGTGGAGTCCTGACGCCTGTCCTGCAAACCTTTTGCCGTGGCTGGCGTGGGCGTTTTCCGTTGACCGCTGGGATGAGAACTGGCCGGAAGAAACCAAACGTGACGTTATTCGCAGTGCGTATTTCATTCACTGCCACAAAGGCACGATAGGTGCAGTCAGGCGAGTTATTGAGCCGCTCGGTTACATCATCAACGTTACGGAATGGTGGGAGACAGGCGACCCGGCAGGCACATTTCGTCTTGATATTGGTGTACTGGAAAGCGGTATTACTGAGGAAATGTATTTAGAAATGGAGCGGCTCATTGCGGATGCAAAGCCAGCCAGCCGCCATCTTATCGGCCTCAATATTATTCAGGATGTGCCTGGCTATCTGTACACCGGCGCGTTGACGTATGACGGCGACATCATCACGGTTTACCCGGATAAGTGAGAGGACAATGACAGTAAAATATAAAACGGTCATCACCAAAGCCGGTGCAATCAAGCTGGCTGCAGCGACCGTCCCGAACGGGAAAAAAGTGAATTTTACGGCGATGGCAATCGGCGACGGTGGCGGTACATTGCCTGTACCTGATGCCAACCAGACAAAGCTCGTCAATGAAGTCTGGCGCTATAAACTGAACAAAATCAGCCAGGACAATAAGCATCAAAATTATGTGGTCGCGGAGCTGCTTATCCCGCCTGAAACCGGTGGTTTCTGGATGCGCGAAATGGGGCTCTATGACGACACTGGCACGATGATTGCCGTCGGTAACATGGCGGAAAGCTATAAACCTAAACTTGAGGAGGGGTCAGGCCGTGCACAGACCGTGCGTATGGTCATCATGGTAAGCGATATCGAGTCAGTCGAGCTGACGATTGATACCTCAACGGTGATGGCAACGCAGGACTATGTGGACGATAAGCTCGCTGAGCATGAGCAGTCCCGCCGTCATCCTGACGCCACGCTCACCGCAAAGGGTTTCACGCAGCTCAGCAGTGCGACCGACAGCGCGTCTGAGGCGCTCGCAGCAACGCCGAAAGCGGTTAAGGCGGCGTATGACCTTGCTAATGGTAAATATACGGCTCAGGACGCAACCACGGCGCAAAAGGGTATCGCCCAGCTCAGCAGTGCAACCGACAGTACGTCTGAGACGCTCGCAGCGACCCCGAAAGCGGTGAAAATCGCAATGGAGAATGCCAGTGCGCGACTCGCAAAAGAAAGGAACGGCGCTGATATTCCTGATAAGTCTCTGTTTGTTCAGAATATTGGGCTGGGAAATGTGCTTTTCAAAGGTGACGGACGGTTCCTCGCGGGAACATTCGTCAGTGATGCCGTTGACCGGGTCTCTATCGGTGCGCGGGCTGCTACAGGCTGTCAGTTTATGCGAGCGCATCAGTCACCTGATGCACCAGACCAGGTAAGTTTCTGGCAAATTATCACGCTTACGGAGGTTGCAAGCCCTGCATCTGTTGTTGACGTACTGGCCATCAGTGGCAATAACGTATTGTTTGGTCATGGCACCGGTGCGGGTATTACCTCATGGCGTAATGTGGCGATGCTGGAAGGTGCTGCCTTTACAGGGGATATTTCTGCCCCAAATATGCGTTGCGATACTACGGTCACGGTTGGCGATGGTACAGGCGGCATAGTTAAAGGCGGTGTTGATGGAGCAGGTTTCAACGGTAATAACCTGAACATTAAGTCATGGAATGGTATTGGCTTTCAGTGCTCTTCAGATGACGTTATCCGGGCTTATATCAGCACAAAACTAGGGATTATCGCGGCCAGTGAATCTGTGTATGCAGGTAGCGCTAATCTGTATAAAAACGGTGATGTGTATGGTGACAAATGGAGCACCGGAAATGGAGCAAACTGGCTGAGTCTGTATCTTGAGCAACTTGACTCACAAATCAGAAACAACCTCACTTCGTGGACATCTAATAACTTTCCAACAAAGGCAGATGTTTCAGTTGCTCTGTCTGGTAAGCCTGGGCGTCAGTATATCAAAGAGGTCGGCGTATATCAGAATGACAAAACAAAGCCATTTATGCTTCATGATGATAACAGTGGAATATTCCTGGCAACTATGTCCTCAGTACACCTCGATGCAAATGGTTGGCATAGGGATGCCTCCACAGGACTGATTACTCAGTGGGGTTCTGGCAATGTCGCTGGCAATCAACAGCAACGAGTTAACTTCCCAATGGCATTTCCCAATACCTGTACGACTGTTATTGCCAGTGACACAGGAAGTGGCTCAATAGCCCTATCAACTATGTCAAAGGATAATGGCGGTTTTACTGTTAGGGGTGCTTCGTCAACTTTTGGCTTCAACTGGTTTGCAATGGGATACTGACATGTCACAAGAAAGCAGAAGTAACATGTATATTTACGATGCCAAAACAAATGGCTTTTATCCGGTCTTGCTTAAAGAAAGCTATGAGTTGGCAGGGACATGGCCAAAGGCTGGAGTAGAAGTTACTGAAGAAGAGTACAAGGCTCTGATGGATGGCCAGTCAACAGGAAAAGTAGTTTCAGCCAATAGTGAAGGTAAACCGGTTCTTACTGATATAGCGATTGATTATGTGGCACTGGCGACCATTGAGCGTGACCGACGCATGGCTATTGTTACAGCCAGAATCAATGAACTTGTCGAGGCTCAGGATGATGACGATATAACGGCTGCTGAATTATCCGAGCTCATTGCGCTACGTGAATACCGAACAAAGCTGCGCCGACTGGATTTGCGTTATGCCCCTGATGTTGAGTGGCCACCTTTGCCGGAATAATTCAGGCGGGCACCTGCCCGCTTTTTCTTTATCCATCTGTTGTGTCAGTCCGTAGACAATCCTGATAAATAGCCCCTCACTGAACCAGCCAGGACAATAACACTCGCCCACTAACCACGGAGTTAACCGGATGAGTGATTTTCACCACGGCGTGCAGGTGCTTGAAATTAACGACGGCACCCGCGTCATTTCCACAGTTTCGACCGCTATCATCGGCATGGTCTGCACGTCCAGTGATGCGGATGCGAAGCTATTCCCCCTCAATGAGCCCGTACTGATTACCAATGTGCAAAGCGCCATTGCGAAAGCCGGTAAAAAAGGCACACTGGCAACCTCCCTGCAGGCTATCGCCGACCAGGCGAAGCCCGTCACTATCGTTGTGCGCGTTGCCGAAGGTACCGGCGACGACGCAGAAGCGCAGACCGTTACCAACATCATCGGCGGCACAGATGAGAACGGGAAATACACAGGTATTAAAGCGTTGTTGACTGCCGAGGCGGTCACCGGCGTTAAGCCGCGCATTCTCGGCGTGCCGGGTCTCGATACGCAGGAGGTAGCGGTCGCACTTGCGTCAGCCGCTATCAAACTGCGCGCATTTTGCTATGTCAGCGCGTGGGGCTGTAAAACCATTTCCGAGGCGATAGCCTATCGCGAGAATTTCAGCCAGCGCGAACTGATGGTCATCTGGCCTGACTTCCTCGCATGGGATACCACCGCAAACGCCACCGCCACAGCATACGCCACCGCCCGCGCGCTCGGTCTTCGTGCCTACATCGACCAGACTATCGGCTGGCACAAAACCCTGTCTAACGTTGGCGTGCAAGGCGTCACCGGCATCAGTGCCTCAGTGTTTTGGGATTTGCAGGCATCCGGCACCGATGCTGACCTGCTCAACGAGGCCGGAGTCACAACGCTGGTGCGCAAGGATGGTTTCCGTTTTTGGGGGAACCGCACCTGTTCTGATGACCCGCTTTTCCTGTTTGAGAACTACACCCGCACCGCGCAGGTACTGGCCGACACGATGGCTGAGGCGCACATGTGGGCGGTCGATAAACCCATCACCGCATCGCTCATCCGTGACATTGTCGACGGTATTAACGCCAAATTCCGCGAGCTGAAATCTAACGGCTACATCGTGGACGGTGAATGCTGGTTCGATGAGGAATCGAACGACAAGGAAACCCTCAAGGCCGGGAAACTGTATATCGACTACGACTATACGCCGGTTCCACCACTGGAAAGCCTGACCCTGCGCCAGCGCATCACCGATAAATATCTGGTGAATCTGGCCGAATCGGTCAACAGCTAAGGAGCCTGAAACAACATGGCACTACCCCGCAAACTTAAATATCTGAACATGTTCAATGACGGCCTTAGCTATATGGGCGTTGTTGAATCCGTGACGCTGCCGAAGCTGACCCGCAAGCTCGAAAACTATCGCGGCGGCGGCATGAATGGTGCGGCGGCGATTGACCTCGGTCTCGATGATGATGCCCTCACTGTTGAATGGTCTGTCGGTGGCCTGCCTGATGTGGCGTTGTGGGCGCAGTATGCCGCGCCGGGCGCTGATGCCGTGCCGCTGCGTTTTGCTGGCTCTTACCAGCGTGACGACACTGGCGAAATCGTTGCTGTCGAGGTGGTCATGCGTGGCCGTCATAAAGAAATCGACGGCGGCGAGAATAAGCAGGGTGAAAACACCTCGACCAAACTGTCGACCGTTTGCACCTATTACCGCCTCACGATTGATGGTAGCGACATTATCGAAATCGACACCGTCAACATGGTCGAGAAGGTGAACGGCGTCGACCGTCTGGAACAGCACCGCCGCGCAATCGGGCTGCTGTAATTCCCTGACCGGTCAGCGCCGCTGGCCGGTTATTACCCCCATTCAGAGCAGAGAAAAAATATCATGGCAAAAGCACCACGCAAAACCCCTGAATTTGTTGATACGGCTGGCAATGAAATTGACACCGTAAACCCGAATGTCGTGACCCTCGACAAGCCGATTAAGCGCGCCGGTCAGACGATTGAAAAGGTCACCCTGATTGAACCGAACGCAGGCACCCTGCGCGGCGTCAGTCTGGCGGCGGTGGCGCAGTCCGAGGTCGATGCGCTGATTAAGGTGCTGCCCCGCATGACCTACCCGGCACTCACCACACAGGAACTCACCGCGATGAACCTGCCCGATATGCTGTCTCTGGCCGCTAAGGTGATTGGTTTTTTGTCACCGGATTCGGCGGAATAGACTTCCCGCCCGACCTGTCGACCGATGACCTGATGGCGGATATCGCAGTGATATTCCACTGGCCGCCATCAGAGCTCTATTCCCTGAGCCTGAGCGAGCTAATCACATGGCGCGAAAAGGCGCTGCAGCGGAGCGGAAACCACAATGAGTAATAACCTGAGGCTTGAGGTATTGCTGAAAGCGGTCGACCAGGCGACCCGACCGCTTAAATCTATCCAGACCGCGAGTAAAACCCTGTCGGGTGATATTCGCACCACACAAAAAGGGCTGCGTGACCTGAATGGTCAGGCGTCGAAAATCGACGGCTTTCGTAAGACAAGCGCGCAACTGGCCGTAACCGGTCAGGCACTTGAAAAAGCGAAACGTGAAGCCGAGGAGCTTGCCACCCAATTTAAAAATACCGAACGGCCAACGCGTGCGCAGGCGCAGGTGCTTGAATCGGCAAAACGTGCGGCTGATGGTCTGCAGGTCAAATACAACAGCCTCACCGAGTCGGTAAAACGCCAGCAACGCGAGTTGGGTGCTGCCGGAATCAATACCCGCAACCTTGCTAATGACGAGCGAGGATTAAAAAACCGCATCAGTGAAACGACAGCACAACTCAACCGGCAGCGCGAGGCGCTGGCGAAGGTCAGCGCACAGCAGGCACACTTAAACCGCGTGAAAGAACGATATAAATCAGGTAAGGAGCTTGCCGGTAACATGGCCGCAGCAGGCGCTGCCGGGGTAGGTATTGCGACAGCGGGAACGATGGCCGGGGTTAAATTGCTGATGCCCGGTTATGACTTTGCGCAGAAAAATTCCGAGCTGCAGGCTGTGCTCGGGGTCGATAAGCAGTCGCCAGAAATGGAGGCGTTACGCAAACAGGCTCGCCAGCTCGGCGACAATACTGCAGCCTCTGCAGATGACGCAGCGAGCGCGCAAATCATCATTGCGAAAAGCGGCGGTGACGCTGCTGCTATTCAGGCGGCGACGCCGGTCACACTGAATATGGCACTGTCAAACCGACGCTCGATGGAGGAAAACGCTGCGCTGCTGACCGGGATGAAATCAGCATTTCAGCTTTCAAACGACAAGATTGCGCACATTGGCGACGTTCTCTCGATGACGATGAACAAAACCGCCGCCGATTTTGACGGACTGAGCGACGCGTTGACCTATGCCGCGCCGGTGGCAAAAAATGCCGGGGTGAGCATCGAACAAACCGCCGCAATGGTCGGTGCGCTGCACGACGCCAAAATCACCGGGTCAATGGCGGGCACGGGTAGCCGCGCCATTCTCAGCCGCCTGCAGGCTCCCACCGGAAAAGCGTTTGAGGCCATTAAGGAGCTCGGCGTCAAAACGTCCGACAGCAAGGGGAACACGCGCCCGATATTCTCCATCCTGAAAGAAATGCAGCGCAGCTTTGAGAAAAACAACCTCGGGACAAGCCAGCGCGGCGAGTACATGAAAACCATTTTCGGCGAAGAGGCCAGCTCGGCGGCGGCGGTACTGATGGAAGCAGCCTCAAGCGGCAAACTTGACCGGCTCACCGCAGCGTTTAAAGCCTCGGACGGTAAAACCGAGGAACTGGTTAAGGTCATGCAGGATAACCTCGGCGGCGACTTTAAAGAGTTCCAGTCTGCTTATGAGGCAGTCGGTACCGACCTGTTTGACCAGCAAGAGGGCTCGCTGCGTAAACTCACCCAAACCGCCACGCAATACGTGTTAAAGCTCGACGGCTGGATCCAGAAGAACAAAGGGCTGGCGACAACCATCGGCATCATCGCCGGTGGCGCACTGGCTCTGATTGGTATCATCGGCGGTATTGGTCTCGTTGCGTGGCCGGTTGTTATGGGGATTAACGCCATTATCGCTGCTGCTGGCGTGCTGGGTACGGTATTTACTGTCACCGGTAGTGCCATTGTGACTGCACTCGGCGCGATTACCTGGCCGATTGTCGCATTGGTGGCGGCGATTGTGGCCGGGGCGCTGCTCATTCGTAAATATTGGGAGCCCATCAGCGCATTTTTCTCGGGGGTGATTGAGGGGGTCATGAGCGCCTTTACCCCTGTCGGGGAAATGTTCGCTCCACTGGCACCCATTTTTGACGGTCTCGGTGAGAAACTGCGCAGTGTCTGGCAGTGGTTTAAAGACCTGATAGCACCGGTCAAGGCCACGCAGGAAACGCTCGATAGCTGCAAAAATGTCGGCGTCATATTTGGTCAGGCGCTGGCCTCTGCTTTGATGGCTCCGCTCAATGTATTTAACAAGTTGCGCAGCGGTGTCGACTGGCTTCTCGAAAAGCTCGGCATCATCAACAAAGAGTCGGACAGCCTCGACCAGACCGCAGCCAAAACCAACGCCGCCACACAGGGTAATTCCTACATCCAGGCAACCAGCACATATGGTGGTTATCAGGCTTATCAGCCAGTGACCGCACCGGCGGGACGCTCTTACATTGACCAGAGTAAAAGCGAATACAACATCACTTTGCCGGGTGGCGTTGCGCCGGGGCATCAGCTTGACCGACAGCTACGCGATACGCTCGAACAGATTGAGCGCGAAAAGCGTGCGCGTCAGCGTGCCAGTATGAGCCATGACTGAGGAGGAATAAATAATGATGCTTGCGCTTGGAATGTTTGTGTTTGAACGCCGCACCCTGCCTTATCAGTCGATGCAACTCTCGAAGGATTATCGCTGGGCATCTAATGACCGGGTCGGTAAACCTCCTGCGTATCAGTTTCTCGGTGAGGGGGAAACCTCCATTCAGCTTGCCGGTACGCTTTACCCTGCCATTACCGGTGGCCGTATATCACTGAGGGCAGTTGAACTGATGGCCGACGAGGGCAGAGCGTGGCCGCTGATTGAGGGTACCGGCAATATTCTCGGGATGTATATCGTCGATAAAGTCTCGACTACACACACCGAGTTTTTCAGTGATGGCGCGGCCAGAAAGATTGATTTCACACTTTCGCTGAAACGGGTCGACGAATCACTGGCGGCGATGTTTGGCGACCTGAATAAGCAGGCTGGCGAACTGCTTGGCTCTGCCGGTAATCTGACCGATAAGCTGCAGGGTATGCTCGGAGGGCTGACCGCATGATGACGGGCATGACCATTGACGCCGGGGCAAGCCTTGCACCGGCATTTATGCTGACACTGAACAGCCAGGACATTACCAGCAATTTTAGTGACCGGTTGATTTCTCTCACTATGACCGACAACAGGGGTTTTGAAGCTGACCAGCTAGACATTGAGCTCGACGATACTGACGGCAAAGTCGAGTTACCACTGCGCGGCGCGGTGCTGACGCTGTGGCTTGGCTGGCAGGGTTCGGCACTTCTGAATAAGGGCGATTTCACGGTTGATGAGATTGAGCACCGAGGCGCGCCTGATACGCTGACCATTCGTGCGCGTAGCGCAGATTTTCGCGGAACACTCAATTCACGGCGTGAGGAATCATGGCACGACACCACTCTCGGTGAGCTGGTCAGCGCCATCGCAAAACGCAATAAACTGACGGCCAGCGTCGCGGATTCGCTGAAAAAAATCCCGGTACCGCATATCGACCAGTCGCAGGAGTCCGACGCAGTATTTTTGACCAGACTGGCTGAGCGCAACGGGGCGGCAGTATCAGTGAAAGCGGGGAAATTGCTGTTTCTGAAAGCCGGTAGCGCAGTGACGGCCAGCGGTAAACCCGTCCCACAAATGACACTGACCCGCAGTGATGGTGACCGTCATCAGTTTGCCATTGCCGACCGTGGGGCTTATACCGGCGTAACGGCAAAATGGTTGCACACCAAAGACCCTAAGCCGCAAAAGCAAAAGGTAACGCTGAAACGTAAACCAAAAGAGAAGCACCTGCGCGCACTGGAACACCCGAAAGCAAAGCCGGTCAGCAAAAAGACAAAAGCCAAAAAAGAGCAGGAAGCGCGCGAGGGTGAGTATATGGCCGGTGAGGCTGATAACGTGCTGGCGCTGACGACGGTCTACGCTTCAAAGGCTCAGGCGATGCGAGCAGCTCAGGCTAAGTGGGATAAGTTGCAGCGAGGCGTTGCGGAGTTTTCAATTACACTGGCGCTCGGTCGGGCTGATTTATTCCCCGAGACACCGGTGCGCGTGTCGGGCTTTAAGCGTGTCATAGATGAGCAGGCATGGTTAATCAGTAAGGTAACTCACAATCTGAATAATAATGGATTCACGACGGGATTAGAGCTTGAGGTTAAGCTCTCCGATGTGGAGTACAGTGCTGAACCGGATGATGAATAA